AGCCATTACTACACCGCCTTAGTGATTTCGCCGGAGATCGGCCAAGTGACAGACGCAGTGGCTAATTCGCCGACGGCGCCGTTGAGTGGTTGCCACTCCGAAACCAAAGCCGAAAATGTATAACTCGGGTTCGTAGCACTGGTGGTGCTGCCGTTTGGTTTTACGACGATGGTGGTCGTGGTGCCGACAAGTGATGAACCGCTGGTATTGATGGTTGCTTCAACGTTGGCAGCTGCATAATCCTGCTGGAACTCGATAGTGACTGAGTTGTCGCCAAGACCTGCAACACGGGTGCGAGCTGTGCTGCCGAAAGCCGTCGTGTCAATAACATCGTCGGTGGTGTTGATAGTGATGCTTGTAATGTGGTCGCTTAGGTTCACGCTGTTGATGGTGACATAAGCATTGGTAAGGACTAGGGCTGCCATTAGTCTTTGGCTCCTTCTTGTTCGACGGTCTTGGCTGCGGTATTGCCCGACAGGTGCCCAGCGGCCACTAAAGCCTCGATATTGAGTCCAGCGTCTTGCAATTCTTTTTTGGTGACTGCGTCACCCTTTTTCTTGCCTTTGAAATCAAAGGCGTCTGTTAGTATTGAGTAGTTCATTAGTCTCCTTGGCCCCAAACGGTTACTCGGTAGCGGTATGAAAGGTAGTCAACATCGCCCATTTGGTATGTGCCATGCTCTGCCGAGGTAACTCGTAGAGTATCGCAAGCACCACCGAGCGTGCGGTCAGACTCAATGGCTGCCTTGATAGACAGTGAGCCGGACCCAGCTAGGTACTGGTCGAGCTTGTCAAGTCCTGTGCGCTCCGAAAAGCGTTGGACGATGACAAAGACGTCAAGGTTGGCTTGGTCTAAGCCGCGGGCGTTATTCAGATCAAAAGTAAAATCAAGCTGACCGACTACAGCGCAAGGTGGCACGATGACATCTGGTACGATGTCGTAAATGCGCAAGCCGCGAACGTCGCTGAGGTTGTTTTTCAAACCTTCGCGTATGTCGCTTATAATCACTTCACGAGTCCTGTCAACTTGCGGAATGGACGAATCAACGCTTCAACGTCCGGGTCAAGTTTAGCACTCAGACGCACCGTACCCATTTCAGGCGTGCCGGCGATGCCAAAAGGAGACTGACGGCGAATGAATAAGCGGGAAGCTTGAATCTTGGTGGCCATGGCGATTTCGTGTGGCACTGAGGACCAGCCCCAAACGCCCTGCACTCGCACTGACTGTGGCAGATTGAATGGGAAAATGTAAGAACCAATGGCGATTAGCCGTGTGTAGGGCCAGCCGCGGCGTGGGTTGTTGATGGGCTCCACCATGTAGTCTGATGTGGTCCAAACCGTGTCGTAGGTTTGGTCAAAGTTGTCGTCTGTCGCGATTTGGTTCAGAGAGATGAAGTCGTCAACGTTGCAGTTGTACCAGTCTTGTGAGGTGTAATAGCGTGTTACTGGTGCGGCTTGCGTGCCGTCTTTGTAAAAGAAACGGTCGCAGTAGTCATCAACCATGCGGCTTGCCGTCATGATGGCGGCTTCTAGCGCGGTGTCGTCCTGAATGTCCTCAATGGCGAGGGCTGTCTTCAGGTCGGACAGGGTGCAATATGCGTTTGTCAGTGCCACGCTGTTTCCTTTTCTTAGGTTGCTTTTTTATTGCTCGCTCAAGCTGGGGCTCAGCGGTTGCGGTTTCTAGCCGTTCTCTGCTTGCCACTTGTCGTGGTGCCTTTCGTCGAGCCAATACTGTTTTTGGTGTGGCAGAATCGCTGCCGTGTTCACGTAAATCGGGTAGCCAAGGCTACGCACTCTGCGACTAAACAACAGATCTTCGCCGGTCCAAGTGCCGTTCACTGGGCCGTCCCAAAACCAGCACCAGTCTGTGCCTTGGTGTGGGTCTGCCATTTCGCGCATTTTTTCTAAAACGCTTCTGTGAATGAGCAAGCACCCAGTGCCAGCTGCATCAACCTCAAAAATCGCATTTTTGTCGTATTTGTCAAGCGGCACAAAGCCAGCCGTCGTGTCTTGGAATATCGCCGGCATCGGTTTTGGATAGACGTTTTTGCCAGCGTCCATAGCAGCAAAAACCAAACCACTGACCACCGGGCGGTCTTTATCGTGAGCAGTCTCGCACAAAAGGTCAAAAACCTGAATTGAAAGCTGCTCGTCGGTGTCTATCATGAGCAACCAGTCAGAGTCGGTTTGCTCAAGAAAGGTCTTGACAACTTTGTTGCGCATTTTGCTCAGCAAGCCCGAGCCGCGAACTCGCACCAATGGGCCGAGTCTCGAATTGCGGACTGCCACCAGCTGAAAAATGCGAGCCATGAACTCGCCGGTTACTATGCCGGGGTCGCAGACCCCTATTGATATCTTGTGTGCTGTTTTCATATCTCCCCCGAGAGTGGGCACAGAGCGAGCAAGTCGGGGGAGTCCTACTCGCTCTGTGCTTGATTTATTCAGTTATTCGTTCGACTAGAACGATGGTGCTACGAGACCAGTACCGCTGATGATAGAAGCGGCTGCTGGGTAACGCTCTGCTGTGAATGCAGCATAGCCGTAAACGACAGTCTTGATAGTCAAGCTGCCCGGTGCTGTTGCATCGAAGCGGAGTGAGAATGGAGCACCTGATTGCTCCCAAAGGTGCATTTCGCGTGAATCAACCAAGTAGATTTCGTCTTGGTTGGTTGCTGCGCCGTAGGTTGTGCCTACGTTTGCATCTGTGAT